GTCGAAGAAACAACGCTTCGAACTTTCGCACGCCCCCTCCGGGCTAGACCCCCGGTATATGCAACGCCCTCATACAAAAACGCCTGCGGTTAGGCAGGCGCTTGAGAGGAGCACAATAGGTGCGGGTCAACGCAGATCTAACTCCATCTGCACCTCAGTCTCATTGATGAACGCAATGCGCGCGTCCTTGCTGGCGTTCACCAGCCGCAACAGCACCGGGGCCTTGATGTCGAACTGCTTATAACCCCAACGCTCACATATACTATACCCATAGCCCTCCACCAAGCGAGGGAGTCCTAGTATAAAGTCGCGGCGCGTGCCAATGAAGTTGTAGGTCTGCATTACTTACCTCCTAGTAGGGTAGCTAATTGGTTGCTGGTGTGCTCGGCTGACTCAAGTGACAGGATATGCCCACCACCTAGGTCTATATCTATATGGCCCTGCTCCTCAAACGTACGTTTGTGGTCACCGTTAAGAAGGACGTGCACCTCGCGGAAGTCCGGGTTGAAGTCACCGGGGAAGAAGCTGTCCACATATTCAACGAACGTTAACCCCGCATCAGTTATGGCGCGGGCCAAATCCTTATGGTCGTACCATTCGCCGTGGGTGGTCTCTACAATACCGTGTAACATATCTATACTCCTATCTATTAAGATGCCCCGGTCTAGCCGGGGCGATTTGCTCACTGGGCCTTAGCCCAGTACCCATACACCATCTTGCGCTTGCAGTCAAATATATCAAGCACGATGCCGTCAACCACTGCACATACGTGGCCCGCTTGGCGCGCTATCACCGTGCCCTTATCTCGCAGGTTGGCGGGTCGGGGCTGATAGACTGCGGCGAGATCAGGGATCGTCACCTTATCGACCTTCTGCCAATGCCAGCCGTAATGGGCATAGACCTTGTCGATATCGGCCCGCTTTACGCCCCGGCTGATGGTGCCGCCTGTCTTGCCCAGCTTGGCAAAATGGCGGACCGCATCCTCAGCCTCGGTCCACTCGATGTCCTCAACGATGGCCAATGCTCGAACCACGCAATAGCCGGAATTGAGTGAGCGATGGCCTTTTTGGCCGCCATCGCAATAGCTATACCAGCGGCTCATTACACTAACTCGATGTGGAGTGAGAGGTCTGCATCGAGCGAGATGTCGATGTAGCCCAGCTTGAGCAGGGTCGCCTCGTCGGCGTCGCTCAGCTCGACGTGGGCGTCGGTCCAGCATTCGCCGTTGCCGTCAGGCTCGGTGAACTCGACGATGCGAACGTTGCATTGCTCGCAGATTTGCGAAATCTCACCGTGGCTAGGCAGGTGATCGGCGGCGGTTTGGATTGATGAGTGGTACATATCGTATATCCTCTATTAATCTATTAGGCGCTGGGTCCCCATGACCCAACAAACCCATTATACCATAGGGAGGGGGCGTCTACAATACCTTCTACAATGCCCGTCGGACGGGGCCTCTGGAGCACATATTGCGCTCCAGGCCCCATTGTGTCACTCGACGAAAAGGTCGGGCCGCGCCATCTTGGCCACGGTCTCATTGTGGGGCAGACCGTAGTTATCAGCGCAGATGGGGCCGTAATTCAGCGCAATTGACACTCGATCGGTTAGCTGTAGCGCGCAAAATCCACACCTGCCTGTGACCGTGCCGTAATCCCGCACTGCAGTCACGAAATCTTCGTTAACTTTGGCAAGCAATGCAATCAATTCAGGCCTGAGATCACGCAATGGGTGGAATTCACCTTGCGCGTTGATCTTGCCAACGTAATCCTGCTCTTCGTAACCTGCGTCATCATAACAATGCTTGATGTAGAAGCACCCGGCATTCTTGCCATTCAGGGGCGCGACTGAGAATTTGAACACTTCACCTTCGATCGCAACTCTGATGATCGGCTTCTTAGCACCCTTAGCCATTGTGCGCTCAAAGATGATGACAATGTTAGAGAAGTCGTGCACGCATCGCTCGACTGGCTTGCGCTCAAGATTGCGTGTGACTGCGGCAACCTGCTTGTCGCTCAGCTCGCCGCGTCGATCGATTTGCTTCAGGAGCGAGGACGCAAAGTCGTTAGATCGATGATTGCTCAAAATCCAGTCGAACTCGGCGGTGTTCATCAGTCGGAAGGTGTCGCGGTTAATGGTTACGTTGCTCATATCTATTGCCTCTATTAGGTAAAAAATGCCCCGGTCTAGCCGGGGCGCTTAGATCAAGCCGCGTTCTTCGCGGCTGATCGTACGATGTTGCCAAGGCTCATGCGCTGGAGGCCTTTGTTCAGGTGGCCATACTTGGCTTTAAGCTCGGCCATGCTCCAGTCGCTCATCTCGACTGCGATCTTGTAGACTGCTTCGAGGTCAGCGCCGCGCAACTTGCGAGCGAGGTCGTCGTCGTTGTCGCGGTTGCCAGAGCGCTCGAGGTATCGATCTTGATATTTGCGCTTGACCACACTGCCGTTACCGCCTTCGCCCTCGTCACCTTCGCCTTCAGCGTCGTCACCTTCGACTTCGTCACCTTCAACTTCGTCGATGTCGTCAGCCATCAGCTCTTCGTCTTCATCGTACATGCCGTCTTCCTCGATTGCTTGGACTATAACCGTAACCTTGCCAGCGTGAATTTCAGGAGTCGCCTTGTGACATTGAGCTTTAGTGACTTCAGTCTCAGTGCCATCGACCAGCTCGATAGCGGCGTATTCAGCGCCTGAACCGGGGATTACACGGCCAACCTTAACGGTAGAGCCTGAAGCGAATGCGACGTAACCGCCTACTGAAAAACGCTTAACAACTGGAAGGTCTTGAATGTTTAATGTGTTCATGTTTAATGCCTCTATTTGTCTATTGGACGCTGGGTGGCCTATCCACCCAACACACCTATTATACCACGCACCCCACCTTGGCACAATATATTCCACAACCCCCGTCGGACGCGGCCTCCGGGACATGTCGCCAGTGCCGGACCCCCCGAAAGGCCCCGTCCGCCCCGTGTCGCCATGTCGCCACCCCCCCTTTTATTTTAATAAAAAAAGAAATGGCGACACCCATTTCTCTTTTTTTATATTTTATAAAATTCGCTCGAATGTCGCTGGCGACATGTGGTGGCGACATCAGGCTAAAGAGCGACGCGGTCTCTGGAATATGTCGCCATTTAGCCATATATGTCGCCGTTTGAGCAGATGGCGACATCAGAAGTCGTCCTCTGGACTGCCCGCCAGCCCTTCATTAGCTATGGCGACACTAGGCTCGAAGTGAAAGATTGTACCCTTCTCAGTCGTGCTTGAGATGCAACCCCAGGATTGTAGATTCTTCGCCATCTTGCCGATCTCGTTGCCTGATATGCGCGCCCAAGCTGGCCCGCCGATCTCCTCCATGTGGATAACTGCGTCCTTTTTATGCTTGCTGATAAACCGGCTGTTGAATGTGCTATTGTCGGCCATCGCATTGTAGAGAGCGAGATAAAGGTGCATCTTGTCTGCGTTTTCCTGCATCTGGTCTTCGATCTTGGTTGCTATCATGTCGCGGTCAAGCGTATTGCGATCAAGAACCTCGAATGAAAAACCTTCGCGATGGATGAGTGTCGGAGTCGCTCCGGTATTGTAGGTCAGCTTGCCGATAGACATGCGAATTCCGGACTGGTTCTCGTTAAGCTCGATGCCGAATTCCTGCTTGAACTCGTCCCGCTCATCACCCACGTATCCTTTCCATCCTTCGACCGATCGCACTCGTCTCGCACCGTCACCAAAGGCACTGCCGCCTCTGTAGCCATATTGGCCAGTGCGGTCCTTGCCTTTGCCCGTGTGGTGGACGAATTCCACTGCACAGTCGCAATTGCCAACGAGCCATCTAGCCGCCATGATCAGACCTTGCTCCGCATCGTTCACTCGAGACTCACCAACGCCAAATGAGACTGCCGGGTCGAAGACGATCACATCGAATGGAAATTCCTCTTTTAAGGTTAACAGCTCGTCCTTAAAACGATCGTCAAGCACTACGGTGTCTTTCTCTACTTTAGTCAACCTCCAGGGTGTTGTAGAGTCGCCTGTGTAGATAACGCCTATGTTCTGGCGTCCCATGCTGGCCTGAACTTCGGTGACTGCCATCGCTTTTTGGAATTCGGCCACTTTAGCCAAGTACATTTCGCTTGTGTCCTCAGCAGACACAAACAGCGTCTTTAAAGGGCGCACCGGTTTATGGCCGTCGAAGGGCAGACCCATCGCGTACAGCAAGTGTTCATACAGAATGGTGGTGGTTTTGGCCACACCGCCGGGACCGTAAGTCATGCCGACATCCTTATAAAGGTACCCCTCAACCAGAATGTCCGGGTGGTGGCGGTAGTGCCGATCAAGGTCGCAGTAGGCGATCGCTAGACGGTTGGGCTTTTCCTTCGCGATCTCCTCAAAGCTTCTGGTGTTGTCATCGAAGCCTTTAGTCCTCGCGCCCCACACCAAGCGCCCGATCTCGTCGTGTAGCTCCTGCGCCCTTCTGTCGCCCCTCGCTTCGCGGATGTACTCGATGATGGGCTTACACATCAAGTCGATCTCAGCGTTAGACAGGCCTTGATAGACCCAGCGCGCGGTTAAAGTGAGCATGCGCGGGTACAGGCCTTCAGGGTCGTTCAGAATCGAGGTTAGGATGTCGTCCGACTGGGTGTTGTTGAAATCGGACGTGGCGCTGTAGGGGTTGTCGAACTTAGGAATCGGCGCGATGTCGCCTACGGTGTCTACCTTCCTACCGCGAACCCATAGCACCTCAGCTTCTGTACCCTGTGCGGGCTGAAAGTAGTAGTTTTGCGCTGGGACCCAAGACTCTTGTGCTAACGCTCCGCCGAACGCGCCGTTGGCGACGTCCATTAGCTTTTCGTAGCTTTCCTTGGTGATGGGTTCAGACAGGGGGAAGATCACCCGGTAACGCGGCGATTCTTCGGTGTGGCTAAAGGTGGTGTGTATAATGGCCTCGACGTTAGCGCGGGCTAGGTTCTGCTCCGCTATGCTGACTGGGACTAGTCCTTCGTCATAGTCGCCCTGCAAGGCATAGATCTCACCAAGGCCCCTCGCGTCCCGGTTGCCGTCGTAGCGGGCGATCTTCATCATCAGGCCGCTACGCTTTTCAGACACGCCAGACGCATTGCATAAGAATTCGTACAGTTCGGAGACTGACATCTCCTCCCTTAGGATCTGTGCCGAATCGGAAGACCGGGTTGGCACAAAGGACACTACCATCTTTTTGTCGTGTAGGTCGTGGACGCTCACAGAAGACCGCCCATCGCCAAGCACGCTAGTGCAATGACGACGACGCAACTCAGGGCGATCATCATCTCATCGTCCATCGAGCATCTCTCCGAAGTCGATCACCGAGTCGAACCACTGACGCGCTTCGCGGGTGAGCTTAGGTCCGGTGTAGCTGACGACCACGTTAAGGTCACGCCAGTGCGAAAGCTTGAGGTTCGTCTCCCAAGGTTCCCAATCGAACGGTATTGTGGCGAAGGTGCCTACGGTCTTCTGGATGAAGCCCATAGTCTCGTCCATGCGTTTTGGGTCCATATTAATGAGTAACACTGTCGCCATCTTTATCTGCCTCCTCGAATACGCTAGTAGGGATGTTAACGAAGTCGTACATGTCACGGAAGTTCCGTATAAAGTGGAGACAGATGCCCGCATACTGCATCTGCCGCAGTTGGGCCTCGCTGGGTGTGACATTGTAGTTGTCCATCAGGGCAAGCATGTTAAACACGTTGCCTTCAGGGCCGGTAAAATCAAAGGTATTTTTCATTGCACACTTCCTCTATTGGGTCTAATTGTGGTACGATAGACGCACCGACGCCCACTTTAACACAGCGAGCGCACAGATGGAAGCGCAGAGTAACAAAAAAATCCAAAGAGTCGCCAAAAGCATGGGTTGGATGCTACAGCGCCACGAGGACAAGTTCGCCATGGGCGTTCCTGACCTGTCGTTTGTGTCTACCTATAAAACCGGGTGGATAGAAGTGAAGTTCACCCGTGGCGACCAGAAGCTCAAGATCCGACCTGCTCAGATCCACTGGATGTGTGACCGGGCGAAGAACGACATCTTCCGCGCCTACCTCGTCTGCGAGTGTGACGACAAGTGGCTAGCGGCCCAGATTGTAGAAGAAGACCGACGAACCATGCTCGACGGCATCAAACCTTCCACCTTTAACCGACTAGAGCGTGCTCATGAAGGGACCCTCCCGGAAGTTCTCTCATTTATACAAAACTAAAGAGTGGCGAAACCTGCGGCTCGAGTGGCTACGACACAACCCTCACTGCACGTTCTGTGACGACGGTACGCCGGGACACATTGTAGACCACGTAGTGCCGCACAGGGGCGACCCTAACGTGTTCTGGAACACCGGTAACCTGCAGACTTTATGCAAGCGCCACCACGACACGGTGAAGCAAAAGATGGAACGCAGGCAGAACCCGCCTGTGCCAATAGGGGTAGACGGCTACCCCGACGGGTGGTAAAATGGCGGCTTAGTAGATTAATAGCCCAATAGAGGAGCACACCGTGCCACTATACGACCACCAGATTAAAGCCAAACAGTTAATACAGTCTCAGCCCGCCTGCGCTATTATGGCCGAACCGGGAACCGGTAAGACGTTAACCTTTTTATCCGCGATGTTCGAAGAGGCTGAGTTCGACTGTCTCATTCTGTGCCCCGTGTCCGTCCGTCGGAACTGGGACCACGAGATCGAAAAGCACTTTAACGATCATAAAGACTCCTACAGCGTGCACTTGATCGACAGCCAAAAGGCGATCGACGAAGCCTCCCACAGCGATAAGCCGCGACGAATTCTGATCGCAGGGATCGAGTCGCTGAGCGCTGGCAAGACCTACGAACGTCTGGTGAACTTCGTCATGGACTCACTGCGCGAGCAATCCTGGCTGTGCGTGGACGAGTCGCACCTCATCAAGAACCCTAACAGCACTCGCACCAAGCGTGCCACGAATCTCTCTAAGAAGTTCCTAAAAAGGGTGTGCATGACGGGCACGCCGACGACTGGCAAGCTGGTCGACCTTTTCGCGCAGTTCCGACTTATAGACAATCGGATCTTCGGTAACCGATTCGCCGCGTTTAAACAGCGATACTGTATTATGGGTGGCTTCGAGGGCAGGGTCATAGTCGGCTACCAGAACGTAGCAGAGCTGTTTGAGTACATCGACCACATAACCTTCAAAGCTCGAAAAGAGGACTGTCTCGATCTGCCAGAAAAGGTCTATCAGGAGCGCTACGTTAAGATGCCTGCCGCGCAAAAGAAGGCTTACAACGACGCCTACCAAGATCTCATGATCGTACTCAAGGACGAGACCGTAGGCATCAAAAATGCGCTTGAGGCACTGTTGCGGCTGAGCCAGATTACCAGCGGTCAGTTGCTCGACGAGGAGCTACCTGCACCCAAGATAGCAGAGGCGCTCAAGGTGGTGGAGTCTTGTAGCTCGCCCTGCGTTTTGTGGTCCTGCTTCAGGATGGAGCAAAAGCGACTGTACGAGGCGCTAGTCGCTGAGTATGGCGAGCAGTACATAGGTCTGATCAACGGCGACGTGTCAGCGTCAGACCGGGACGAGCTGGTACAAAGGTTCCAGCGAAGAGAGCTTATCGCGCTGGTCGCCTCTCAGGCGGCTGGCGGCATCGGCATCAATCTAACGGCGGCTAACACGCAGGTCTTTTTATCGAACACTTACCAAGCCACCCACAGGATTCAGGCAGAGGACCGCCTCCACCGGGTGGGGCAAGAGCACAGTGTGTCGGTTATCGACTTGATCACGGAAGGCACAGTAGACACCGCGATCCAGTTGTCACTGACGAGCAAAAAAGACGTAATCGATGGTGTATTAAGAGGATGGAAAAAGTGAGCGATAACCGGGTGTTCGTTCCACACTATAACGTGGAATTTAACTATAGCAAAGCCGCTGTGTTTGGCGAGATCGACTACGGCTTTACCTTCGACTTTTCAGGCGACCCCACTTTCGACGAACAGGTTAAGATGAAGATGCGCCAGTTCATGTCGTCGTTCGACGCGCAGACCGACTACCTGTTAATCAGCGGTTCCCCGGTTATGTGCATGTACGCGCTGGCCTGTGCCATAGAGCGAAACGACGACCCTATCAGCGTGCTAAGGTTTGACCGTGACTCACGCGGCTATAAGGAGGTGTTGTTTGACCACTGAACTGAGAATTCGCCCTAGCGCCAGCGATCGATGGACTCGTTGCACAGGCTCTGTTTGGTACGACCTGAACATGCCCAACGAGGCTGGCGAGGCGGCGGCTAGAGGGACGTTGCTCCACGAGGAGGCCGAAATCAGATTGCAGTCGCTTGGTATGCACCGCGCGTTGAATCCCACTGACGAGCACGTCGTCAAGACCTACGTCGACTACGTTAACCAAGCTGAGGACGACTGGTGTGACAGTAACGTGTTCATCGAGCAGGAGCTTAAGCTTAACAAGTTCTGCTACGGCACTGCCGACGCTATTGTGATGAGAGGCGACGACATCAGACTGATCGATCTCAAGACCGGGCAAAAGAAGGTGCACGCGAAAGAGAACACACAACTCATGCTTTACCTGCTGATGGCCGTTCGCCACTTTGGTATCGATAAGTACAAGGGCAAGATGACAGTCGAGATCGTACAGCCAGTGAGTGGCGCGGGCGTCGACGTTTACCATGTCAGCGGTGACGAACTGCGCGAGTTCGAGTGGAATGTGGCTGACCCTCTTGGCCTGATACAGCGCCAGCACTACGAAAATTCGTGGACCTTTAACCCAAGCTTTGAAGCTTGCCACTACTGCGCAGGGCGCGCGGTGTGCACTGCCCGGAGGGACGATTTGATGTCGGATTTTAGCGATCGAATAGATACCGAAATAGAAGACAGCGAGCTTGGCGATATTCTCGCTAAAGCCGCCAACCTACGGTCTTGGATAGACGCTGTTGAGGTGTACGCGACGAAACGCGCTGTCGACGGTCTAGAAATTCCAGGGTTCTTGTTAGGTGAGAAGATGACGTATCGCAAGTGGACCGACCCTGAGTCCGCGATGCAGATATTGATCGACTATGGGTTCGACGATGACGACGAGGTGTGGACTAAAAAGTTGGCGTCGCCTGCTCGCATCTTGAACGGTGTAGACGATAAGACTTTGGAAGAGGAGCTAACCGCATTGGTGATCAAACCACGCGGCGCGCCTGTCCTGAAGAAAAAGTCCTAGAGATGGTCTCTAGGCACAGTGCGAAGATGCACAATTAAAGGAGAAGTAAAATGGCCGATACATGGCTTTTTGGGCGAAGCGCCCGCTACGTAACCCCTAATGGCAAGCTGAGCTACCCTACGGTTTTCGAACCGCAAGGTTTCCAAGGCTCGGACCCTAAGTATAGCTGTTCAGTGCTGGTCGACAAGAACGACAGAGACTGTGCCGTCATGCTTGAGAAGCTGGAACAGATGCAGGAGGACGCCATCGCGGCGACTTTCCCAGATGGCAAAGTGCCACGCAACTTCGAGCGCTGGGGTATCACTAACGGCGACGAGCTGTCAGATCCGACCGCTGAAGGCCACTGGGTGGTCAAGGCATCAAACAAGTCTAAGCCCGCAGTTGTGGACGCTGACAAGACCGAAATCTTGGAAGCATCGACGGTGTATGGCGGCGCTATTGGTCGGCTCAATATCGTAGCGAAAGCTTATGGTACGAAGACAAAAGGTGGCGTCACGTTCGAGCTACTTGCTGTCCAGAAGACCGACGATGGTACGCCATTTGGTGGCGCGGCTAAAGCCGTTGCTGACGCTGTTGCGGACTTCTAAAGGAGGAGCGCCTTCGGGCGCTTTTTTATGGATTCGATGTTAGCCACACTATTGAGAGCCGTCGCCACGATGAATGAAAACACCGGGCCGGTTGACCCCGGCATCACTGCAGAGAAGTTGGCTGAGCGTGATCGCGGTGTCTGTGCTGAGTGTGGGATTCCAGTTGTTGCACACCCGGAAGGGTGGGTCGAAGACGGCTGGGCGATCGGCCATAAGAAGTCACTGCTCGCAGGCGGAACCCACACTTGGGACAACGTCCAATGCGAGTGCCAGAGCTGTGCTAGATTCAAACACAATAGAGGAGGGGCAACCAATGGATCTGCCCGATTTGACAAACGCTCGCGCCATTGCGATCGACACTGAGACCACCGGGTTAAGACCAGACCGTGACGACGTCTTCGCGCTCTGCGTCGCGGACGAGAACGGGGGTCACTATATCGACCTTAGGGAAACGCCAGAAGGCCTCCCGTGGCTCGCGGAGACCCTCGAGAGTACATCCTGTCCGCTTATAATGCATAACGCGGCGTTCGACTCCAGGTTTATCAACAAATATATTCCAATGTTCGACCACCTAGACCGGGTGGAGGACACAGCTATCATAGCTAAGGTGCTGAATGAGAACCTGCACAGCTATAGCCTAGACGCATTGTCGGAGCTATACCTCCAAGAGAACAAAGATACCGACATGTACCACCGACTGGCGGAGTTGTTTGGCGGTCCTGCGACACGCAATGTCCAGATGAAGAACATCAGCTATGCGCCTGCCGACATTGTAGCCCCCTACGGAATCCGGGACGCGGAGCTAACCTACCAGTTGTGGGCCTTCTTTATAGATGCTCTGGAAGGCCACCCGGAGCTTTCGGGGATATATCAGTTCGAGATGGGCCTGATACCCACATTTATAACGCTACAGGACGACGGCGTACGCGTGGACGTTCCCAGAGCACATGAAGCGATGGACGCTCTCGAGATCGAGATAGACCGTGCCCACGACGCGCTTAGCAAGCTTAGTGGTGTATTGAACGTGAATTCAGCCCAGCAGGTCAGAGAGCAATGGGCCTTCGAGTCATCGGAACCGGGCGACCCTAGACCTTTCTTTATCGACTGCCCAGACGGTCGAGTGTGGATAGACGCCACAGGCACAGGAGTGCCATCCGTCAACGCCGAAGCATTGCACAGCATGTCGGAAGTTGGGGATGCCGTGGCGCGAGGCATACTGGATCTAAGATCTGTCATTAAGACTCGAAATACATTTTTAGCCAAGCACATATTGGAGCATGAGAGCGGCGGGCGCGTACGGCCTGAGATCTTTCAGTGTGGCACGACCACAGGCCGATTAACCGTAAAGTCGCCTGCGCTACAGCAGATACCTAACCGCAATAAGGGTGCGGCTAAGATTGTGAAGTCCTGCTTTCTGCCGAATGAGGGCGACGTGTGGCTAGACTGCGATATGGCGTCGTTCGAAGTCCGGGTGTTTGCCGGGCTGGTAGGCGACGAGTCTATTGTGCAGGCTTACCGCGATGACCCGGAGACCGACTTTCACCAGTTTGTCGCTGACCTGACCGGGCTACCCCGCAACCCGACTCGAGCGGGTGAGGCTAACGCCAAACAGTTAAACCTTTCTATGATATTCAACAGCGGGAACGGCTCGATAGCCGACAAGATGGGCATGCGCTGGGAGTGGGAAGAGTTCACTGCCGACGACGGCGAAGAGGTGCGGTACAAAAAAGCTGGCGCTGAAGCGATGCACGTCATCAGCAAATACCACCAAGCACTGCCGGGTGTCAAAGCTCTGGCGGCGCGGTGTAGCAATGAGGCTATAGCGAGAGGGTACGTGCAGACGCACTACGGACGAAAGCTCCGATTCCCTAACACCCGCTACGCCTACAAAGCCTCTGGTCTGCTTATACAGGCCACAGCCGCCGATATGAATAAAGTAGCCGTTCGCGTTATGCAAGACTGCGCGAACTACTACGGCGGACAGCTCATGTTGAACACGCACGACAGTTACAGCGTGAGTTTGAAGGAGCGACACCTCCAGCGATTCTGGGATAAGGCACAAGCCCAGATAAAGGAGGAATTTGGATCGTGGTTCTCTGTGCCGCTGATGCTGGAGTTAACTGGCGTCGGTAATACTTGGTGGGAATCGCTTAATAACGAACTAGGAGTTAGTTTATGAGAATAGATATGGTCATGGACCTAGGCTGGGGCAGTTCCGGCAAGGGTGGAGTGTGTGGCGCTTTTGCCACCCACAATGAGTACGAGGCGGTTATGTGTGCCTACGGTAGACAGGCGGGCCACACTTACAACCACCGCAAAGCGGGTATCGAGCTAATGACACAGCAGGTGCCGATTGGCATCGTCAGTGAGACTGCGACGTCTATATTTATTGGGCCTGGAGCTATCATCCACCCGGAGACGTTGAAGTCTGAGATTGATCGATACAGTAAGTTCCTGCACAACAAAAAGATATACATACACGAGTCTGCCGCAGTAGTTACCGACCACCACGCGCAAGCGGAAGCTGAACGCGGGCAGACCAAGATGGGCAGTACGTCTAAGGGAGTCGGACAGGCTATCATAGATCGCATATTGCGAGACCCCGGCTCTAATGCTATCGCCCGCGATGCGTTCAGGTTCGACCCAGAACTAGCGCCACTGGTGGTGTCGCGATACGTCTACGATCAGCACGTCAGCAAGATAACAGGAAACATCTTGGTTGAGGGCGCACAGGGGTTTGGTCTATCGCTTTATCACGGCGACTATCCGTTCTGCACGTCGCGTGACGTGACCCCCGCCCAGCTCACAGCTGATATTGCCTTGCCCCGGCGCTGGCACGAGCATATCACGGTTGTGGGGGTGGCGAGGACTAGACCGATCAGAGTCAACAACCGTGACGGCTATTCCGGACCGGCCTATCCATTCCAACGTGAGCTTACTTGGGACAAGCTAGGCGTGAAGCCCGAACGGACGACTGTGACCAAGCTGGAGAGGCGCATCTTTGAGTTCAGTATAGAGCAGGTGCTTCATGCGGCACATCACTGCCTGAAGCCTGACGACGATATAGCGCTGTCGTTTTGCGACTACATCGGCGAGGACGAGAAGGAATCCATCTCGAACGAGATATTCGAGAAGACTGGGGTTAACGTATTGTATGAGGTGCACGGTGATGACGACTCCGACGTTAGATGGCTCTAGTCTAGAAGAGATTCAGCAGGACATATTGGACTGGGCGAATTCGGCGCACCCGGATCGAACCCCAGAGTCCACTTTGCTGAAGTTGTTTGAGGAGTTAGGCGAGATTGTAAGCTGTCCTGACGACGCGAGTGAATACGCCGACGCGTTTATAGTGCTGTTAGACGTGGCGTACCAGAACAAAATATCAGGCGCTCAGCTAGAACGGGCGATAATAGAAAAGATGGCGGTCAACCGGGAACGGACGTGGCGCATCAACGAACTTGGGATATTGAAGCATGAATGAGTTACAGGTACAGGAGGTTATGAGGCTATACGGTGTCAAACGCTGGAATATGGTCGAAACTACGCGGGCGCAAAGCGTAGCAGAACATACATTCGGTGTGGTCACCATCGCCATGCATTTGGCAAAAGTGCAAAACATGTCGGACAAAGACACTTGTAGTGTTATAATAGCGGCTCAAATTCACGATCTAGCAGAATGTATGACAGGTGACATACCAACGCCCGTTAAAGACCGATTCCCGGACATCCGAAAGCTGGAATACGACATGACATTCTCTGGCCACAAGTTCAAGCGGTTTAACGAAAAAGTGAAGGCGGTGGTTAAACAGGCCGACATGGTAGAGGCGTTTGAATATTTACGACGGTTTGGTGTCGGTGAACACGCCGAAGTGGTGAAGAAGGAGCTATACGCTGACTTGTGCGCCATGGGCCTTCAGGCACTGCTAAACCAGCTAGAATCAGGAACACAGCGACAACTCGGAGATTTAGAGTATGAATAGAAAAGAGACTATAGACGCCGCCGCGCAGACGGTCATAGACAGACAAGCGACGCACGGTGACCCAAAAGACAACTTCCAGATCGTAGCCGATTTGTGGTCCACTTACCTCTGTATAGAGGATAGACTAGAGCCTAAAGATGTGGCGGCACTGATGGTGCTGTTGAAGATAGCAAGGTCCAGGCTTGGTCACTCGGACGACCACGCGGTTGATATGTGCGGTTACGCCGCATTGATGAACGAACTGGTTTAAGGTTTTACCCGACGGCTGTGGGTAAAAACTGAGGACGGCACTCTAACTCCTAGGGGTGTCGTCCTCTTTCAATTGATCAAGCACGTCAGCTATCCGTTCCAACGCTTCTACTAAACGCTCCATCAATTCGTAGTCTTCATCACTCACTAGTATCGACCTCGACTTCATCGTCATTGTCGTTTATTACTATGGTGATCTGGATCTCTGGCGTTTCGTCTTTGCCGCTCATCGACCGAAGCGCTTCCAGTTGTTCAGGCGTTAACGCGCAACCCCCCGCCGTAGCGAGGAGGAGCGCGAATGCTAGACCCTTAAGAGCCACTGGTGACAGTCAACGTCTTGTGGCTTTGAGCAAACCCGTAGCTCATCTGCCCGTTTACGATACGCGTTGCGGCGAAACCGATTACCGGAAGTCCGTTAAGCACCTTGCCTGCATTGTCAGCTGGTAGCTGGTTATCTAAGTTCATGCGCGCGGCTCCTGACCCGTAGGGGTATGAGACCTTGGTAGCGTCGTCGATCAACAGAGCTGAATTCTCAGCAAACGCCATAAAGCCGATACTGTCGCACAGCTTGCCCTCTACGCCAGTGCTGTCCGGTACAAACGTTCCAGTCCCCGTCGACCTATTGGCACTACGATCATACCTAGTAATGTTGACGGACTCGCAAGCGGTATTGTTGACTTCGTCTCCGTCGTACACTGTGGTGTAGGGAGCGTATGCTGTGCTGGCGTTGACGAAAAAGCGCTTGGTCGGTGCTGACACCACCCAGTCTGTTTCTGCCGCGATAGCCTCTTCAGTCTGGATCTCATTGTAGACCGATTGAGTGGTCAGTACCGCAGAGATTGCGATCGCCCCGGCGCGAGGTTGGCCTGTGTAGTCATAGATCAAGTCGTTGACTAAAGCCTTCGTTGCACCGTCGTCTAGGGTAGGCTCTAACGTGCCAGTCCCGGTGTGATAGTTAACTCCGGGCTTGGCCCAACCGTCGATCGCCGTAACCGGAACGTTCATCGCATAGGCTTTATTCGGGTTTATGAAGATTGCATTGCCTGCTAACCCGCCTGTGGGCGTAGTGACGCTGGTGGCTACGTTGCTTGCCCAGATCCCTTCGGTCCACAGCTTCATCACGCCGTCGCAGTCGCTAAGGTCTATAGACGAATCGACGACTCCAAGCTCTATAACCTCAACGTGGCCGATTTTGGTACGCTCTATAGAAGGGTCGCCTGCTTCGTCATCGTACAAAAAAGGGACAAACGGCTGTCTTCGCAGAGTGTCACCACTAAACGTCGTGGTTTGCGACCCGTCGTAAGACCCGTTGGCCGTTCCCAGCTCTGGGATCGTACAGGTACTGTCCGCTGTGATCAGCGCCGCACCGCCTTTCTCGTCTTTGTCGATAGCAATAGCCAAGATATCGTCGGCTGGCATGTAGGCGTTGAATTCTAACACTACTTCAGAGTTCCTAGACTCCAAATATCGAATCTTAATCGCCTTATTCTCGTCGGTTGTGTTTATAATGTGCATGTAGGTGTTACTTTCATTAAGCACACTATAAAAAGGGTACAAAAGGACTTGCCCCGTACCGTTACCGTTGATGTATTGATGTGCCGACACGGTGGTCGATATTGAAGCGGCTACTGCCGCACTTAATAGTTGTTTTTTCATTTTTGCCGTCCTATTTTATGAAAAACGAATGAGCGGGGCCGGGCATCAACGAAGGGTCACTGATGGACGGCCCCGGCCCCTACTCAACTGGTTCCTTTACGATTTCAGGTCGCTCAGGCCATTTAATATTTTTCGGCCAACCGGGTGTTTCTGGCAGGTCACGAAGATACTGTCTATATTCTAGCCATTCTTGAACGTTTGCGATGCGAGCGTCTGGGAAATTGATAAAGTCGCTCTGGAAAAGGTAGTCGTTACGTTGAAACCGACATCCCATTTCCATATGTAGGTACTGCTGTTCCGCCTCCTCTTCGGTGTATTTAACGATGTCCCAACCTACTGTTTCTTGAAATGGTGAGGTAATATCCTGGGCTACAAGGTACTCAGTCCAATCGTCAAACTCGGGCTGGGGTAGTGAACGCGTGTGTATCTCTTGCGCCATATAAACCTCTGGCTCAACGTCCATCTCGCCAGTCATGGGAATCGGGCATTCACTCTTGTGAGCCTGCGCCCTATTCCAGAATCCGGTGACTACGGAACCGACCGCCGCGATTAGTTCTTCTAGCTTCTCTTTGCTGAAGTCGGGTGGGTTGAGCGACTTGTAATACTGCCAATCGGGGTTATCCGGCGAAGTAAACTTCAGCAGGATATACTCTCTCTCAGGCTCATATTCTTCAATCTCATATTTGATCTTCATATCCGTCCTTCCTTAACAAGTTCTGTATGCGATATACATCGCGCCGTAGTCACCCTGCTTGCCCGATTCGGCATAGACGCCGTTGCTGTACGACCCGCCGCCACCTCCTCCAGCGCCCTTCTCCGATCCTGCTGTGGCATAGCCTGTCGATGGCGTAGGAGAAACCGACTTGCCGCCACGGCCTCCGCCCTTAACGCCGCCATCCTTGTAATGCCCGATCCCGGCTCCTGTTCCACCAGCGCCGTATCGGGTCTGCTGAACCGTGTAGTTGAGACCGTTGCCGCCCTTGCCGCCGTATCGGTAGGTGTCATTCGCGCCCGGAACGCCAGCCGCTCCAGCCTGCTCGGACCCGCCTCCTCCGCCGCCGCCACCTGAGTTGCCAGCTCCGCCGTTTTTCTGACGGCCTGTTCCGCCCGCGAACGAATTGCTCGCGCCGTACTTGCCCGCGCCACCTCCGCCGTTTCCGCCGCCAAGGCCGGTTTCGGTATTGCCATTTGAGTAAGTTCCGCCGCCGCCCCCGCCGTAAAACGTTGCAGAAGCATCGACAATCGTGCTTCCTCCGGTTGCGCCTCGATTGTTATAAGTGCCTCCTGCTCCGGGCTTTCCGGGAACAGCGCCATTGCCAGCGCCAGCGACTGCGGCATAGGTAGCCAGAGCCGTCTGGCCTCCGCCGCCTCCTCCGCCACAACGCGAAGCTCCGCCATTTTGCTGGTGAGCGTTGCCTCCTCCTCCACCGCCGCCGCCGCCAGCCGTTATCATACGATAAAGATTGTTATCCATGCCGCCAGAAGCGATAGACGTAACGGTGAAACGAGTCGAAGCGTTGCTGTTTGTGATCTTGTGGATCTTCCATACACCTTCGGTGACGACGCTGTTGCCGCCCGATCCGACGATGCAACTCGTAGACGATGCGCCCCAGTAATGACTGATCGCACAGTTGTTGTGGCCGCGCCCCAAGCTTGTATTCTTCGGACACCAATCGGCATTGGTCGATCCATCTCGGCGAAGGTTAAAGTTACTGATAGTTCCTGCGGCGAACTCGGCCCAGATCTGGGTCATCTTCAGCATTCCGTTCGGGGCTAAAGCCATTAGTCTTCTCCTTTCAACTCTTCATTGACCTCGTCGAGATCTTCCTGCAGCTCAAGGACTTGTGTCTTTAGCTTGCGAAGCTCCTCGGACATTTCTCTCATGGCCTCAATCATCGGCGCTATCAGCTTCTCTATCTTGACGCCCTTGAACCCGTTGGCCTGCTCCCGGACTAGCTCAGGAAATATCGTCTCAACATCCTGGGCGATAACTGAGTAGTCATGTGAGCCGACCTCATAAATATCCTGCTTATCGTTCCAATCGTACTCAACCCCGCGCAGCGACAATACCTTCTGCAGTGCAGACTCAATCGGTTGGATGCGATCCTTCAGCCGTTCATCTGAAGTGTAGTAAGCGATCACGTCCTGCTTGCTTCTGATGACACTCGACGCATCGATGTACGTCACATTCAGCCGGTCGCCTAGATCGAGACCAGACCTAAAGGTGTAAACCGAC